AAATTACAGAATTATTGCCCGATAGTAAATACTATGAAGGAGAAAATTATGATCAAATTTCTAAAAAGTCTATTCGGGATTGAATCCCCAGCCCCGGTAGCAACACCCGCGCCAGTCGCAACGCCTGCACCCTACAAAGTAGAATCAACACCAGCTCCAGCTGTAGTTGCTCCTGAGCCTGTAGTTGCTCCAGTTGTAGCTGAAAAGGCTACTGCTAAAGCCAAAGCACCAGCTAAGCCAAAGACAGCAAAGCCTGCAGCAGCTAAAGCACCAGCTAAGCCAAAAGCAGAAAAAACACCTGCAAAAGCTAAAGCACCTACTGCAAAAAAGCCTAAGATTAGCATCGCAAAATAAATGACCACGATAGGGTTTGACTTAATAAGTGACCTGAATCTAGCCCCCGAGGATAGTTTCAATTGGGAAGGCAAAGCAACTAGTTTATACTGTATAATAGCAGGTAATATTAGTGATGACTTACGCACTATTAAGCAAACCCTATCGCATTTATCTAAATTCTATCAGGGTATATTCTATACGCTAGGTTCGTTAGAATATCACAACACAGATGATGTTGCAAAAAGAACGGAAGAAATTCATAAAGTCTGTAGGCCAGTTCGAAACCTAGCAATAATGCACCATCATGTGGTTGTTATTGATGGAATAGCAATTATCGGTGCAAATGGTTGGTATGGTAATACTGTTTATGATGATGCAACTGCTAGCATATTAGAAGTTCATCGCAATGAAGATATCTTATACCTTAAAAACACAATTGAACGACTACAAAAACATTTAGATGTTAAACGTATTGTAGTAGTCTCTAACTCAGTTCCCAGTATAGATTTATACTTTGGAGAACATCCCTCAACAATAGATACGCAACTTAATTTAAGTATTGCCCTACTAGCTGACACTGAAACTAAAGTATCACATTGGTTGTATGGTACATATGAAAAAATAGTTGATACCAATATTAATGATATCAACTATATTAACAATAGTTGTTTCAAAAGAAACCCCTATTGGGCTAAACGAATAGAAGTTACAGTTTAGGCCTCAGCTTCTACTTTAACTTGTAATGGGAATCCTTGACTACGTGCGTCAAGTGTAACCTCAATGCCCTTTTGCTCTGCAATTTCATAGGGCAAAACAGCAACAATTGCACTACCCTCTTCATGGATATTATGTGTAATAGATTGTGCGGTGTCTTGGTTGTAATTAAAGTAATCAATTAAACTACCTACGACAAACTCCATGCTAGTTACATTATCATTGATATAAATGATTTTGTACAATGGAGGCTCGGATAATGCAAGATTAGGCTTGATTTTAATTTTTGTTTCTGTTTTAGACATAGTAGTTTATATTGTTAGTTATAAAAGTGTGTAGTCACCGCGACTACACACATGATGCTATTATACTATTTAGTATAGGTAATAGCAATAGACTTGGGCTTTTGTTCTTCAGGTATTTCACGTTTTAAGTGAACATTAAGAATTCCCAATTCTAAATGAGCATTTTCAATCTCTACAAAGTCAGCAAGTTTGAATTCACGACGGAAATCTCTTGCGCTAATGCCCTTGTGTAGATAGTTAATGTCAGTTTCTTCTTCCTTGATTGTGTTCTTGCCTTCAATAATCAAAAAGTTTTTATCTTTTGTTACTGAAAGGTTATCAAGACCAAACCCAGCCACAGCCATACTAATCATATATTCATCGTCGGTAATCTGTACGACATTATATGGGGGATAGTTTGTGTTGGTTTGTTGTGAATGCATTCTGTGCAACTCATCAAACATAGTATCAAAACCGATACCAAATTTGTGTAGTTGTGGAATGTCAAGGGAACGAAGGGTTAATGTATTTCTAGTCATAGTTTTCTCCTTATATAAGCAAGTGACTAATTTGTAGACCCGACCATCGGCATCTACGATACGTATTTATTATACTAAAAATACGTAAAAAACTCTACTATTTAGGTTAAAATAGTTTTTTGGGAAGACTCTGGTCACGCAAGTATTTTTGCCATCTACGCTTGGCTAAACCTTTATCTACTTTACGCTGTATACTGGGTTTGACATATTGTTCCCGATCACGCAATTCCTGTAACAGATTTTGGTCTGTTATCTTCTTTTTGAATTTACGTAATGCTTTATCAACGTTTCCGTCAGTAACAATAACTCGTCTTCCTTTTATACTCATATTAGTGATTTTGGTTCTAAAACTTGCTCCCTTGTTATATTTATCTCAGTTACGTTATTTTCTCTGTACTTTTTGGTATTGAACATATGTGGCATCAAACAACGCTCAATCTCTGTGTGCAATCCACGTGCCCCGGTCTTTAGTGTCAAGCAATTATCAACAATTTGTTCCAATGCCCCATCGGTGAATTCTAGGTTAATGTTGTCAATACTCAATAGATATGTATATTGAGCAATATAGTTGTTTTTAACTTCAGTCAACACCCTTAACAATTCTTCTTTGTTCAATTCTTTGATGCTTACAGTGGTAGTAAACCTACCAATAAATTCAGGAATCATTCCATATTTGGTTAAGTCATCCGGCGTAACGTCGGTTAAATCACCTTCTACTTTCTTATCTCTAATGTCTGCTCCAAATCCAATTGTTGTACCGTTCTTACGATTACCGATCAAATCCTTCAAACCAACAAATGCACCACCTGATATGAATAGAATGTTTTTCGTATCAATTTCCATCATATCACCACCAGGATGTTTACGTCCGCCGCCAGCTGGAATACGACATACTGTACCCTCAACTAACTTAAGTAATGCTTGCTGAACTCCCTCGCCCGATACATCACGGGTAATACTTGTACTTTCACTACGACGGGCAATCTTGTCAATCTCATCAACAAACACAATACCACGTTCTGCTAATCTAGGGTCTCCACCGGCTGCATTTAATAGCATACTAATCATTGATTCAACATCATCACCTACATAACCGGCTTCTGTTAAACTTGTCGCATCAGCAACAACGAAGGGCACTTTAAGATATTTTGCTACAGTCTTAGCAAGCAACGTTTTACCACTACCAGTAGGCCCTACGATGAGTACATTGCCCTTTTGGATATCTAAGTCTTTTGGTGGATATGTGATACGTTTGTAATGATTAGCAATAGCTACGCTTAATACTGTCTTGGCACTATCTTGTCCCACAACATGAACATCTAAGTATTCTTTGATACTTGAAGGGTCGTATTTAACTTCATCTTCATGTTTAGGTTCACTTTCTACAATTGAACTATCATCTTTAATCAAATTATTACATAGATCAATACAATCACTACATATAGCAACACCTTCACTTACTATTAATTTTTTAACTTTATCTTTGTGTAATTCACAAAAGGAACAATGGTTTATTTTAGATTCGTTGGTCATATATTAATTTATCTTTTTATTATTTGTCAGTTATTTTTACCAATTGCATTGTGAATTTGGTACAACTGACACTTCTATTTTGCTTGCACGTTCAACAACATAATTATGTTCAGTGTCAACGGTAGCTTTTAATATCCCATTATCAAAATCATTACCGTATATTATTAATAGTTTTGGATCACCCATGCTATAGTATGTGTTCATGGGAATATAACACGTATGATATAACAATTCACCACTGTTATCTGAAATTTCCAATAATATTCTAGGTGCTCTATTTCCATGCATAGAATTTTTAATTCTACTCAACATAGGTATGTCATTAAACTTATATACATTTTTACTACCAAATACGTAATCTTTAGGATTTTTAGCCATAATGATTACATTGCTTGGAGCATGATTTAAAAATTGATTTAGATTAACCTTATCCTCAATCAATGACATTGCTTCATTCATTGATTCAATAAAATCATAATTCCATTTAAATGTATACGGTATATTAAAAGTAGCATTGCGATAACTATCAACTGTTAGTGTATATGGTTTTTGAGTAACTGTAAAGGCAGATTGGGGATATGTACCTAACACTATATCAATCATTTTATCTCCCTTTTGTTTTTTCTCAAGGAATGTATTTAATGCCGCGCCGGCTTTATCACCGTCTATTGTCTTGCTTGTTTTTCCTGTGTTAAGGACTTGATTAAGTAGTTTACTTTCAGAAACCAATACATCTAGAGTGATTCTAATATTAGAACCACTTTGGTTGATATCAATGATTTTGAAATCATCAACATATCCTGCACTGAACAATGATATGTTATCTTTAGACAATGTACCAGATGTAGCTTGACGCTCACTTAGCACAATTGCTCCTGCTCGTTGTTGTATAGCAGTACGGAAAGCATTTTCTTTTGCCTGTTCAATAGTAATTCCCTCGCCGATTACACGAATGTATTTCTCGGCAGAGAGAACGTTATTAACAAACAAGAAACATGCTACTAAACAAAGTAGCCGTAACATGTTTTAGTTCTGATTAGGGCTGAATTTTCTACGCAATGTTTCGGCAGCACGTTCAGTATCTTTATCCCAACGAATAGTTACTAGTACTTCCTGATTACCAACTACTTCTTCATTGATTTTAATAAAACCTTTGAGGATAGCTTGTGATGATGTACGAATTGTTTCAGTAAGTTGGTGTACTGTTTCGTTGTTGTTTTCACGTAAACTGAGTGTTGCAGCTTCTTTGTCCGACATTGATACAACAGAACCATCACTATTACCTGACTTAACTTTATCACTTGCTTTTTCAAGATTCTTGGCAATGGTAGATGTTACTCTATTGCTTGAAATATCTTTAGATATAAATTCTGCGACTTGTGAATTGGCTCGCATTTCAGCAACTGTTAATGCTGTTTTACGATTGTTTGCAGTATTGCCGAATGAAGTGGCAGTCGCAGTAGATTCAATTGCAATAACCTCACAGTCATTTTTCCAAAACTTGTACCAAGTACAATTAGTTTCAATTTTAATTTTCTCACCAGCAAATGATGTAGAAAGTTTTTGTGTTTTTACAGAACCTTCTCCCTCACTTTTAGTTGAGGCACAGCCAGTAAGTGCAATAGCAATCGCAATAGTAGCAAGTTTAAGTTTCATGGATAACTCCAGTTAGTTAATATGATAGTATTATATACTATATGGATGAAAAAGTCAATTGTTTTTGGTCAAGTATTCTTCAATTTGTTGCTTTTCGGTATCGGATAATAATTCAATATCGTACTCACCTGATTCTATCTTCTTGACCAAATACTTGATATATTCTTGGTCATAAAGATAGCTGGTTGATTGTGCCTTATTGACAACAATCCATCTGGTTCCGTCAAATTTGTAAACCTTATTTGGTAGTGCATCAACACGGACAAATGTATCACCCTTTGTAGCCAATGCAGGAAATGTTGTTCCAAAACTAGTTTTAGTTGCTCTACCCGAATCTGCTACTAATTTTAACATATCTGGACGCATACCCGTTAATACATCTTTGTGCATATGCTTACCGTCAAACATTACATAGCCGCCGTCCAATTCCGTGTAAGGAATAGTTTTAGCTTCTATAGTATCAGGCAAAATAACTTTGGGCACTTCAAATGCAGGACCAGTTTGTACCCATTCTCCGTCAACTTTGATTGCTTCAAAGTTTGGAGCAGTTTCGATTATTGGTTTAGGTGGAATATATGTTATCTCAATCGGTTCTACCCCATTTGTATTGTCTGCTACATCACATTCTTTGTTTGGGCAGAACGGGCCGATGCCAGGGGCATTAATTAGCGTTGTACCACATTTATAACAAGGCGCTAGTGTATCATCACTTGGTTCTGGCTTGTATACTTGTGGACCTACTGGTTTAATTCCGGGAGGGGTATCACTACCGGCAGGAGTAAACAAGTATGGATGATCTTTAATATCAAACTCTTTTTCTGCTACGGTTTTTTCGGGGAATAAATTTTCTTTGGAAATTAATTCACCTGTAGGTAGTTCTTCTTTTGCTCGTTCACGTAATGCTTCTAAAACTTCTTCGTTGATAGGACCATCATCAGGTTCATACGCAGGTTCATCTTCATCATCCCAATCTTTACTTTGATTAGCAGCCAATACTAACATCAATGCCAATGGGTCAAATACAATAACAAGTAAAATAATAACCCAACGCACTGCCCGTTCTAGTATGTTAGCATCAGGGTTATCACCATATAGTAATGCTGCAATATATTTTATCGGTCCAACCTCTGCCTCCACTTTTCGTACCTCGGCGGCAATAGGCGCACGTTCATTGTTAAGTCCCGCGATAGACTTCTGCGACTGTAATATTTCATTTTGAAGGCGAGTACGTTCTTTCTGCTGGGACTTTCGCATAGCCACAGCTTTTTCGGCACCCGTTTCTGTTGTTGAGCGGCCCAATACTTGGTCCACTCCCTCATCCATCTGTTTAAGTGCCTTACGGTTTGCTTCAATATTCTCTTTTTCGGTTTTGATTTTTTCATCATATATTGCTATCTTAGCTTGTACATCACCTGATGTGACGCCTTGATCCATGTGTGCTTTACTTAAAAAGCCAAATATACCCATACTTGTAATCAATGCAATAGCCATTACAGCAGGCACTAAGTAGAGTTTGATTAATAAACCGGCACGATGCCAATACTTACGCAACCATACTGTTGTTACAATCTTTGCAAGTTCAAGTGCTGAACCCATAATAATAACTGGAACTACTGCTCCAGCAAAGATAGTAGTCAAACCAATAATACTATACCATGCGGCAATAGTGCTTAATGTTAATGCTACTAATAAGGTGAGGTTGGAAAAACTGAATATTCTTTTAAGCATTTTGTATTTAGTCTACAATAGACTACCTAAATAGTCATTCAAATAACTGACCGTATATATCCATGAATTGTTCTAAATTTAGTATTAATTTTTGTGGAATACCCGGACCTTGATAAGCCAAGTAAGTAACAGACGCACCACCTCGTAGTTCATCTACTTCTCTTACTTGGATTATTTCCATCTTATTCCCATCTTCAAATGTATATGATTTACCTACTAAAGGATGTGTCATACTATGTGACCAGTAACTTGATAAATTAAATTATCCAAAAGGTTTTGATAGTCTTGCCCGTTACGTCTACGCATCCAAATCTGTTCTACTATTTCGTTACTATCATATGGACCAGCGCCAGTTTTTTTAGGTAATTCCCCACGACTTTCTAATTCTTCAATTAGATCGTCCGTTTCAAAGTCACTCAAATCAATATCTACTTCAACTTCTTTGTATACGTATGGCATGATTAATCCTTATTTCTTGTTGTGATAAACATCAAACTGTGACCATTGTCCACGCCAGTTATCATGTTCACTATCCATACCATAGTCATCAAGTTCAACATCATCATATTTCAAACGATTGACACATGAACTACCTTCAATATCCCAAGTAGTATACTTTAGTTTGCGAGGATCAAACTCTTCACCTTCAGTATCAATCGTAGTTTGAATACAACTACCCTTGCCACCCTGTGTCCATACTACAAAGTAACCTTTACCTAAGTAATGAGGATATAGTTCTTCTACTTCTTCGGTAGCATCCCAACGACTATCATTATCTCCGTGTGCTTCACTAATAAATCCATCTAAGGTGCCGTCATAAATTTCTTCACCACTTTCATCAGTGATAGTCATATGAGTATCATCTTCATCAAAGCCCCAGAATGAATGAACATCTTGGTACTCATAGTAAGCACTATCAAATCTTGCTTTCTCTGGTGTATCGTTCTCGTCATAATCATATGACTCATTCATAGCGTCAGAAAGGTCACTGTTGTGATCCTCGTGACTCCAGTATTCGTATTGTTGTTTACTGATCTTACCTACACCAATCTCACGGGTACGACCCCAGATACGAATAGTGTATTCACCGGCTGGATAGTTTGGAAGTAAATCTGCTGCTTCAGTTACCGCTTCTTTATCAAAGGGCCATTTAGCTACTTGTTCATTTACAAGTACTTCTAATTGTGCTTTCATTTCTTCATCACTCGGCGGAGTACCGACGTTTTCATCGTCATCTTCTTCCTCAGTATCTTCAGCCATCTTAGCCCACTTAGCTTTATTAGCAACATCTTTTGCAGCTTCTTCAACCCCAACTTCCGTCAATTCAGTAGCACTATCACACATTGGGCAAATCTTAATTGCCTCGTCTAATTCTTTACCTTCACTATCTTCCCAAGACCATGCAGCATCATACTGTGTTCCAGTCCATTTACACTTAGTACATTTGTGAGTAACGGGAGACACATAATCTTCATGTACTTTCCATTCTTCTACTTTGTAGGTAACTTCATAACCGCCTTTGCGGTCAGTCCACCAATCATCTTCATTGAGATAATCCCAATCAATGTCTACATTGTTGTTCCAGGCTTCATTGATAACTTCTTCAACATCTTCTTCACCTGATTCTAGTGCAGCAAGTTTTGCTTCAATTTCATCTTCATCCAATTCAGGATAAATTTCAGTTAACATGTCGGCATCAATTTCAATGCCATATCGTTTCTCTACTTGATGCCATTCACTTTTAACTACTGTTACCATGATTTACTCCAAAGAAATTTTTAATTGACCTTCGTTATAGATGTGCAAAGCACCTGCTACTTCTGGAGTAGTACATTCTACAACAACTCTGCGTTGACCGTCAAGTGTATCAAATACTGATACAACGATACCGGGCCATTTGTAACCACTAACTTTTTCTACCTTATCACCTACTGCAAGTAATGCCATTGTTATACTCCAAAATGTTTTTTTATTAAGTCAGATGCTTTATATGGTTCTGCTTTATCAGCAATTGTAGAACATTCTAGCGCAACTAACTTAGCAAATTCTTTTAATTTATTTTCTGACTCAGGATCAAGTGAAATAAAAACTCCACTGTCCGAAGTAGGATGAATCATAACCTTAGCTAACCCTACTTTGGCAGCTAGTTCTTTGATATTTGCCTTCATGTATTATATCACTTATCGTCACGGAAACGAACAAATCTGGGAAAGCGTAAACTATAAGTTCCGTCTTTGTTTTGTGTTACGGCATCACATAAGATTTCAACAGTTCGACCAATAACACTATCACTGTTATCCCAATAATCATGTCTATCAGCATCAGTAAACCCACTACCAACATTGACTGAAATATCGACCCCTTCATCGTGGCCGGAGCAAATAAGAGCTCCAAGTCGTCCTTTATGTTTCCCAGTGCCTTCTTGAACATCAACTACCTCCAAATCTACAGTAAGTGTAGGTTTCCATTTCATCCAAGATGTGGTTCGTTTACATTCGTAATACGCATCGAGGTCCTTAATCATAATGCCTTCAAAACCTTCTGCAACTTTGTTTTTGGCATATCTGTCTAATTGATTCTTACCTGCCGCAGTATCTAAATTAACTTTGATACTAGTTAGAAATTCTACGTTTGGTAATTCTTCAATGATGCCATTCATCTTGTCTAATATCTTTAGACGTTTGCTTAATGATTCCTCGTATATGCCTTTAAAAAATTCATCAATTGGGATGATATCAAAGATATGAAAAACACTATCATCTGCCTTTGCGTCTTTTTTTCTACGTGCTTGTTTCATTAATTCTTGAAAAGAATTACCAACAACCTCGCCGTCAAACACAAATCCATTCTTTAATGTACGTGCGTTTGTACCGATAATTTCTTTGAATCGACTAGAGATTTGTTTTTCAATTGTAGTAAAGTTGTCAAACTCTTTACCATTGCGACTGAAACTAATTACTGATGCCTCACCTTTGTTGTTAGGAGTGAACACCATCAATACACGAACACCATCTAGTTTAGGTTCTAAACGTTTAGTACCCTTCATTTCTGGGCGATCTTCACTGGTTGTTGCTAGTTGACAACCAAAGACTGGGATTTCGTATTCAGTGCCTTTGCATACCTTGTTAATTGTTTTGTCACTTATCCCAGCACGAAGGTCCCTAGTAATTACGGGTAAAACAAAGTTCATCCATTCTTCACTATCAAAGTTCCATGCAAGGGCTGTGATAGCATCCAGTGCTGCATTACCTGTCAATTCTCTATTGCTAAGTTTTGTTAACAACTCCTCAAACTGATCCCATGGATTACTTTTGTTAAAAACATTTTTTGAATCAGGGACTTGACGCACCCCAAATGTAACATAGGGATTGTAACAAAGTTTAGTAAATTTTAAAAAATTGATTGCGTTTGTGCTGCCTAGGACACTTGCCTCTAATGCTTGTCTTAGAACATCCTCTTTGTGTAGGCGGCTATCACTTTCGTTTAATTTTTTAATCCAACTTGCTGACATTTATAACTCCTATATATACTACTATAATACTATTTATTAGGAAGGATGTCAAGTGTTATTTTTGTGATTTACTGATTGATTTGCCCTATCTCTGCATTCTTCAATGACTTCGGGTGGTACATTTTCGTAATCAGATAGGTCAGAGCATTGATATTCTATAATTACCGAATTAGGATCATCACTATTGTTAACACATTCCGGATCAACTTTAACCCAAAGCATTAGAACAATAAATGACAACCCTGCGATAATTATATTTTTGAACATAACACTATTTATGTCTTTACTAAACTTAGTTTTTCTTCTTTTAAGATTTTGACCATTTGCTTATTGCGTTCATCTTGTTCTTTACGTTCACGCTTTTTGTCATTGTTCCGATCAATGGCCATACGGTCGTATTCTCGTGCCCATAACACACCTTGCATAAACCTGTCGGCATGTTCTAATGAGCCAGCAAATAATATAGCATCACGGCTGTAGATAGGCAATGCGTCTTTATCTTTTGGCACTAATGCCACATGCTCGCCATACATGTCATCATGCTTGTAAGCAGTAAAACGCATGCCAAGTTTATCTGCTCGTTCTTCTAACTTGCGAATTGTTTGAATTGTATTCCAGCCTGCCATATTAACCTTTCAGTGTTTCCCAAATATATTCTTTTTCCATCTTCTCTACAAACTTAGTCCTGATACCACCAACATCATCCAACCAATTAGATACATGCTCTTTGGTACCCCAACTATGTATGGGGACTATTGGATCAGTAGTTAACCATTTAACTATCTCATAGATAGCATGACGATTGGCAACATCCGCACTAGTCACAGCACCGTACAAATTGTTAGTAAGGACACTCGTAAGAAAACCACCGGGCTCATAGCCCTTAAGAAAATAACTATCTAATGCTTCTTTTGTATGGTCAGGGATAGAAATTTCCCCTAGTCGGCGGTTACCAGTCTTAAACTCTAGTCCCGGAAACAATGATAGTTTGGACATATCAAGGCTTATTCTTTAACCTGTTCTTGCACAGTAGATTTAACTTTGCTAACGCCACCGTCAAGTAGTTTAGCGACTCCGCTAAAACCCACAGTAGCGATAACGATACCGAATAGTGTTCCTAGAAAAAAGTTTCTCATAATTATTTGCTGTTAGGTTTAATCCAACCAGATACTGTATCAGTTCCGATTTTAACATCTTCACCAACACCACGAACTGTACCCGCTACTGTACTACATCCTGCAATAAAAGTCAATAGCGACATTACCAATACCAATTTTGTTTTCATACGATTACCTTTACACGATTAAGTTGAGTTGTATTATCACGGTGTGCTTTGACAGTTCCATAAATATCAAACTGCTTGCCCACTTCTAGTTGTTGTTTGTACGCAAAGAACAACACTTGGTCATCACTAGTAATACCAGTAATGTAATGTGTATTCCAAGTTTGCGAGAATACAGATTTGAGTACCTCGATAGAAGGAGACATTTTGTCACCTACACTACCGATCAATCCGCCCTTAGCGAATACTATGCGCTGGTCCACTGTTTGTCGTTTCATACCGCGCACGTAGCCTGAAGGTAAACTAGTAATTACTGCGATATCAAATCCTGTATCAATAGTTTCACGATTCGCAAGTAGCATCGCGGTGTTGTCAAAATCAGACAACTTGATACCTTTAAGGATTTTGAATGTATATGCTTGATAGAATTTGCGAACCAATTTACCTTGTTCACGATCCTCGTCGGTAATCTTACTAGTGTCGGCAAGATATTGCGTTACTAAATTGCGGTTTGTTTGCCCTGCAGGAGCATCTTCGCTAACCTTTATATAGCCCTGATTTAGTCGTTGTGCCATGCTAGCGGCTGCCCACACATCATCGGCGTTAAGATTGAGGGGAGCAGGTTTTTGAAAGCGAGACATTTTTATTCCTTAAACAGTTTCGGTATTAAGTTTAGCAACACGCATTGCCTTGAGATTTGATTCAGTAGCGCAAAGACGGACACTACATTCACGGCCGTTTTCGTGCATATATGTAACATCAATCCAGGGCACAACTTGATTAGCAGCATTAAGATTGAGACAAATATTAGAGATATAACCTGACAGGTCGCCGGCAGCACTAGTCCAAGAAATTGCATCGTTGATATTGAGATTCATAATTAACTCCGTTTGTTTACTGTCTAAGATTCTATTATATACCCGAAACCATTTAATGTCAAGCCCGGTATGTAGAGTAATTGCGGATTTTGCTTTGCTTATTAGCGTGGCTTTCGTTAAATTTAATCTCATACCCACGGTCACGCAAAGCGACCACTAGTACTGACAAATCACAGTCCTCTTCCAAAAAAGCATTAGCACCATTTTGGTAGCTGTAAGTAGAAATCTTATCAGCAATACCAAGCTGGACCAACTTAGCTTTGGGGAAACGTGCCCAAGCATGGCCGGGGTCTGCAAAAACTTTGATAGAGATTTTTTTAGCCATTTTCTAGTCCTTTAATTAACTGTCTAAGTCTATATTATATACCCAAATCCATTTAATGTCAACCTTTTTTACCCGTGAAAATGCCCCATTTTTGGGGCATTTTGGGGCTAGAATTACTTCTTAGAAGGTGTGTTTTGGTTTACAAAACCATACATCTTTTCAGCAGTTTCTAAAATCTTGTCTAGACCTGGATACTCGGGCATGTTGACCGTTCCGACCATTTGACCGGTTTTCTCGTCACGCTTTGCTGACATTTCCCAGCCAGCCCACTTGTATTGGAATTCTTGACCAACCAAGTCTTTAGCCAGCGTTAGAATATCGCTACGAATCTCGTAACCGTTTTTGTTGAATTTTACTTCAGGTAATTTTGGTGTTTCAAATTGTGACATATTAATCTCCTTGTGTTATGTCTGTGTGTTAGCTTATTTTTTTCTCAGTCTTTGCCTTGACTATTTTGTCCTCACTATGAGGATAAATTGTTTTGCTCATGCTGTCGGCAGCATAAGATAACATTTCTATTGTATTCTTTGCTAGCATTTTAGCAAAGATTGTTTGGGCATCTATAAAGTCGTTGGCAACCTTATTTAATCTCTCGTCTTTGAAAATTTGATTAGTTGCCATCCTTTTTGAGGTCTGGAACATTTCTATATAAAAATCAGGTGTAAACATAATATATCCTTAGTTAGATTGAAATTTTTCAGGGTAATTCAATCGTTCCCATTCTTCATCCGTTACAGGCCACCAGTATGTTAGTAATTCTCTAACAAAGTGTACCACCATAAGTGATATCATAAACAAAAATTGTAGGGCGAACATTTCTTCCATAATCATATCCAGCCCTTAAAATCTTCCATCATAATGCGGCGAGCGCCAGCATAATCACCGCTGCGGGCAAGATGTGTAGCTGCACGGGCGCGGCCCATTTCAGCTAAGAAGTTGTAAATTGATTTTAATACTTGCATGATTACCATCCTCTTCCCGTTTCTTGCATTTCAAATTGACGGGTGAGACGGTCTACATCACATGATGTTTGTGGTGCATGACGCATGATGTATTCTTCTAATGCAGAGCCATAAGTCTGTGGTCTGCTGAAGTTATTGATTAGGCTATTAAAATAGCTAGCTATTTGGTTTAACATGTATTCTCCGTGTAAGTGTGTTAAAGAGTTTTTATACAGAACTCTATAACTGTATTTATGCTATTGTATAGATTTCTCTATATTTTGTCAAGGCTTTTGCTCTTGCAACGGCTAACCTAACTAATACATAATCAGATAACGGGTCATCACCTAAATCTACAACTTGTTCATCAACTTTGTAAACTTTGGGACGACTATATGAACGATGACAGTCTAAATCTTCCGGACCATCATCGTCATCATCATCGTCTATTATTGTATTACTTGGTAGCTGGTGCTGCTGGCTCAGTCTTAGCTGTAGCTTTTTTGTCTTTGGCAGGTTTAGCTGGCTTACTTTTGGTCGCATCAGCCTTCTTGTCCTCCTTCTTCTTGGCTAATTTCATCTCGTCCTTAGCTGGAGCAGCAGGAGCAGAAGCGGTTACAGCGGGAGCAGCAGGGGCTGCGGGAGTCTTGGCAGGCTCAGTTGCAAAAGCAAGAGTAGTTACCAAAGTAGCGATAAGAGTAGCGATTGTTTTCATTTGAAGTTTCCTTTTAGTGTTAATGAAATTTATGCTTAACAGCATCATCTTTGAGTTTACAACGACATGTACGCCTTTCATCACAATTGGATAATCTCCAATCATAACTAGTGGGCAAATACTGTTCCTGAAACGGTTCGGTTTTATCCTTTTTCGTTTCGTAGTCATCAAGTTGATTTTTGTCTTGCATATATATATAACGCCGTAGCCCACGGTTCCGTTGACAAGACTAAATACTAAATGCGTTTACAATATATCTCTTATCAGGGAATCTACGACGGCACCAATTTTGAGGATGCTGCTACCCCAAAACAAATAACCAAATCCATGAATGCTGGGTTCAGCACTATGGTCAATGTTTGGCGTGACAATGGAATACCCTATTTGGGCGTGGATCAACCCATAACACAAGTAACCGAAAAATACTTACAAGGTCCTAGATTTTGGATCAATGCCATGAATGATGAGATGCAAACATGGATAGCAACACAACCTAGTAAGTTATATCCAAATTACTTCTGGTTCCCTACTGATACAGAAAGTACTCCTGTAACCGCAAGTAATGGAAAGATTATTACCCCGGGAACAGTTGCCATAAACAATAGTAGTGTTATATTTCTACCCGAGATACAAGATAGAGGAATGTATAGTACAGTACACCTACGTTGCTTTGGTGTATGTAGTAATTACTTGTCTTTTATTAAACGTATGCGTAATGAAGGTGAGTGGTATTAACCACCACGACCTGCTCTACGTGTAACATTTGCCCCACCGAATCCCTTAGTATTTGCTTTAGGTCCTTGACTCTTAGGAGCTTTACCTAATCCAGGATGTGCCGCTGCGTTTTTCTTTTTAGCTTCTTGTGCCATTGCTATGAATGGATTCTTGCTTTTCTTTTCTTCTGTCATTGTCGTATCCTCACTGATTCTAAATAACTTTCTATATCACCATATAGTGCTAGCATCATTGCTATTTTACTATCGTATAGTCTTATGAAAGGTTCTTTTGTTTCTCCACCTTTATTTACACTAAAGTAATATGGACATTTAATTTTCTTATTACATTCAGTTAGAAACTTATACCAATTGGTTTTCTTAACTTTAACTGGTAGATCAAAATATTCTATCTGTGCTTCTTTGAATTTTATATCGCCCTGTGGTGTTAGGCGTAGGCTATCACCTGATTTGGTGAACCACCAATCACTTATGATTGTTTCAATTGAAGTGTTGTTGCTAGGCAGTTGATCCATAACTGCTCTAGTGATAGTGTATTTTAGTTTTTTTCTATCACTCATCTGGGTACACTATAGTACCATTATTCATAAACACAACAGTGAATTTATCTGTTTTAAATTGTGTGTTTAGTTTGCGACAAAGATTACGTGCATGTCCTGGGTTACTGAAACTTGTTTTCTTGTACTTGGGAGTAGCATCTGGATCTTGATAGTGCTGTGACTTTAAGTTTATAGGTTGGCCATCATAGAATACAGCCCATATGCCACTGGCTTCTACTATTTGATCAGACTTGTATGTTACCTTATCTACAAGTTCCAATAATACTTTTGGTTGTGTTCTACTCATTAAAATTTACCTCCGACTAGTTCAACTTGAATAACTTCGGAAGTGTTCTTCTTTCCTTCAGTACTTTCATAGTGATCTACTAATAGTTTAGCTAATTCATCACGTAGTCCCCGAGCATCAGATAATGGAATAACCACATCTTTACCCTGTCTAGTTTCAATATTAGCTACTCTGTCAATAAACCGTTTGATATGAATCATTAGATATTTATCAGTTTTTTTGCCTCATCCTCAGTTTTGAACGGACCTAGATACTCATACCGCTGGATAAAGATGTATTTAGGGCAAAATGTGACAGCCGGAAAGTCACCTTGATACAGTACATACCATCCTGCAGCGTGAAAACACTTGCTTTTCTGCGTTTTAGTGAACAGATGAATTTTGCGTTTGATATCAAGTATAGAATTAAATACCTTCTTTGTAGTTGGGTATTCGTTGAAGGGTACTTCTTTTTTATTTTTATCTATCTTAATTGTTTGGAACTCTATACTAGTTTGCTTTTTAATTGCATTAGTATTTTTAAAATGTGTTTTATTGCCGTTAAGTTTTACTTCAAACCCAGACCCATCGGCAATCACATTTCCTACTTTTTCTTCACCGTTGGTAACAATCCAAAATTGATTTTTAACGACGGGTTTTGCGATTAGTGGTTTTGACATCTTCTTCCATTTCTATTAGTTTTGTAATCTTTTTAAAATTACTTTGTTTATCTACTATAACATTATATGTTACATTTTCAAAGCATATTGGTAAATCTAGATGGATACTAAACTGTGGTCCAACAGTTTCATTGATTACGGTATCATTGCCAATTGTACCAATGAATGGGATTTTATTCCAGTATCCAAAAATACGTTCACCAAATTCATATTTGGCTACATGACGATTCTCTTTAAAGTATTCAGCTTGATTCCGCATATGTGCCCCAAGTTTTATTATCATAATCCCAATGACGGGTATCGTATAAATTTAATTCAATAGTGTAGCCAAATAAACTGAACATAAATTTAACTCCAGCATGGTCACATCTTATTCTATAGTGAAAATATAATTCAACAATACTATTTGTACGATATAAACCTAATTCCCAGGCTTTGTATTTGGCAATCATTCTATGTTTAGACCAAAGAAAATTCCAACGTTCACTCCATGGATTGTTAAGTTTGAAATGTAAATCAATCATATTTTCTTTCCTGTATTTTCAATTTTAGTATTAATACAAGTACCTTCAAGTATAGTCATCTTTGGCTGACCAGCTTGATTAGCAACTTCAAGCATGTGTGTTTTTTGATTATCAATTGATAATCTGCATTGTGCTTCCGACTTATAAACATTCTGTGATTGCATAAAATTACAATTGTCATTTAGGCACATAAACAATACAGGTATAAAAATTTCAATCATTTTTCAAAATGCATTTCAAAAAGTTTATCAATACTGCGTCCAAGTGGATTATTGGCTTTGGCTACCGCAGTAGCACATTCTTTTATAATCAACTCAGCGAACTTTTCGTAATTGAAATTAAGACCAAATTCATTGTGTTCCCAACATTGGGGTTCAAGTTCTTTGATTAGTTTTCTCATACTACCTCCACTATACGATATTGACTATGAGGATAATTCTCAACTAGCCATTCAATCATCCCTTCCTCGTAAGGAAGAAATACACTATTGAATTTGTTAGTGATATATTTACGCATAATTAATCCTTTGTCAATTCGGCAACCAATAAAAAATGTTCGTAGGCTTTCTTTACAGCAGGGTTAGTCATTAACTGATCAGCTTCTGCCATCATAGCTTTCACACCTGCTTCGGCAATATCGTGTGAACTGGCACCACTCAACGTACAAAGTTCATCTCCAAACTCTTTAGCCAATTTCTTCCATGCCTTGCGTTGTCCTTCTGTTATCGGAGTTCGCACAGGTTTCAGTTCACTAGCTTTATGCATAGCACGAATTATAGCCTCTTCGGCTACTCGGCTGGCTGCAATCATAGCCGCGTAGTTAGGATCAATATTAAACCTACGACTCTGCCCACCCGGATATACCATCAAAAGGTGTGTACCTTTATGAAAACTGTCCATCCAGTCGCTATCGTATTCTGTAACAGGTACATACTTACGTCCTACTTTTTCGTAGTAAATCTTTTTCATATCATGTCCACAAACTATCACGAATTTTAATTAAACGAATCATCATTTCAGTATCTTCTTTGTCGTAGGCTGCTTCAATCTTAGTAGTAAGTTTAAGAGCCTTATCACCTGCTTTTTTACTTGCAGTATCTTTATCGGATCTACCAATCCAGTTTGTACCAAACTTGATTCGTAAACTTTCACAGTATTCACTCCAGCCACTTGCATCGTGCGGGTCTGGACGATTTGGATATACAGTAGTCCACCATGTGTAAAGTTCTTTAATTTCTTTAGCACGTAATGCTTGTCCAGTAGGCTTACCATACCCTGGGTTATCTGGATCTACTCCCATATCTTTATCAAGAGTAAGTGTCATTGCCCAGTCAAGATGATCAAGACCTGCTTGAGGGCAACGCCAAGTGCGCCAACGCCACCAGCCAGTAGCATAAAAAGGAGCATCATACTTCTTTCTATCTTCTTTACTTCCCCATGCGATGTGACTCCAGGCTTGTTCGACCTCGACAAAATCAACCAACTCATTAAATAAGCATGGAAGGAAGCGACTCCCAACATCACGCCAAGAACCAGGCTTAATATCACGGCTATGAGCGGTGAGAGCATGAGTACGAGTAACGTACCTGTTATTAATGTAATATTTGACATCGTATATTTTTCTAATAGGGTATGTTACAAAATCTTGAATGTGCCCGAGTGCTTCTTCTGCTAACCAATAACGAACCGGATTATAGCCTTTAGCATTAGTTTGCCATTCATCCCATTCTTCACTTGTACCCGCATTAAGTTTAGGAGTACCGCGCACCCAATCAGCGAAAGGGGTGCATGACCAGTAATTACTGTGTTGTGCCATTTTTAAATACTTCTGGGTTATCTTCTACTAATGCAATCAATGCGTGAGTTTGAAACTTCACCTGTTCTTCTGTCATCTTTAGATTGTATGCATGGTCTAGTATATGTAATACTTCATGCCACAATGCAATCTTTTTAGTTTGTTCAGTAAATTGATCACCAATCCAAATCTCTTGGTCATTGAATCGTGCAAGACCAATTGTGCCTTGCATTTCTTCTGATGTTTTATATTTTACTTCGTATGTTAATCCGCAAATTTTAAATTTCATTATTCTACTCCAAAATGTTTCTTAATCTTATTAGCAATAATAGCGCCCATATCATCTTCTCTATGACTAGATCCTAGAGCAAGGTCCATGCATTCGTAAGCAATCAACTCAGCAATCAGTTCTACTTTATCAATTGCTACCCACTTGCCACTAGAATCACTTCCATGTTCTTTAATTAATTCTCTTATTCTATTCATTTCAATACTCCTACATATGGGCTGTTAAGCCATTTTGCGTATGTCTCGGCATTATCTGCAATTTTTTGCAGTTCATACTTCCCACAGAATTTCATCAAGTGTATGCCCACTTGAGGAATCGTAGTTATACGAACACCTTCACGGATGTTTGTATCTACTGATAGTTTAACATCGTCGGGCTGTGCTGTCAAGTCTATAAGTACCCGATTACGTTCATACGCATCTTTGACCCGAACCTCATTACCATCATGGTCCGTCCAACGCTGCAACATCATATTGTTCCAATCAAAGCCCATTTTTTTACGATCCGCATATGCTTCAACTAATCCAGCTTTCTTTTGTGAACCTTTTTCACGTACTCCGGGAAAAGCACTAAATACGTTGTCGGTTGCGTCACCACGCATACATTTCTTAAATAACAAATATTGTGGATCCTCTAATAGTTTTGGATTCTTTAATTTATCCAATACTTGCTTACCTTTGTCGTTGAAGTATCCCTCTAGAGTAATTAGTTCTCCGCTTACACCATTGTATTGTTTTACTTTTGGAGTTATTAATTGAACATAGTCAGAATCACTACTGATAATAAAATGTTCATCATCAGGATGCAAGTGAATGAAACGTGCAATTAAGTCATCAGCCTCAGCCTTTGCATCACGTAGAACACTACAGTTTGTGCGGTCTTTAAGATAAGTTGTGAAGGCTTCATACGTTTCCCAAAACATTTTATTCTCGGCGACTTCTGCTTCTGTTTGAGATAGTGTATCTACTACACGATTCTTTTTATAAGGAGTGTAGTAGTCTTTTCGCCAGCTACGCCCCTCCAAGCAAAACACAACATGATCAATACCAAATTTTTTGACAATTTGATTAGTGCTTGCTAGTGTAAGATGAATAGCCATTCCGATCTTCTCGTCAATAGTACTAGAGCGTGAAGCAATGTGACGGGCACGGAAGAATGTATTTGCGGTGTCAATTAATGCGTATTTCATATGTATATTATATACTACTATTTAAATAATGTCAACCTTTTAGTAGATTTTTGGTGATTCTTTTTTCTTTCTTAGCAGCTACGCTTTTTGCTACATGTTCTGGTGATAACTTTTTTCCTTTACTCCAAGAAACTTGTAATCCTTTGGTTCCCTTATTCCATGCAGTCATTGGTGGTTTTAATATACCCAAATCAATTTGCTGAATAATCTCAGCAGTGGGATTGTCCCCCCAATATTTTATTTGAGTTTTAATCCTATTTACCGATACTCCAGTATCTTTACTAGCGTCTGTTAAATTTTTATACATCACTCCTCTAAACTTAAAAACACTTTTGGGTCTAATAGGTCCACAAAAAGCATTTTCTTCTTTCTCTAATTTTCGTAAAAGTTTAGTTTCAGCTATTTTTCTTTTTGTTTCTTCAGAATGAGTTTTTCCGTACATCGGGTTTGCTTTCCCGACATGTCCATGTTTACCTTTATGAGATTCTGATAACTTTCTTTTGTGTTCTTCTGATTTGGGTCTCTTGCCGGTGGCTCTAGTAGCTTCTCTAATTTTTTCTCTGCCAGCATCAGATAATATACGGTTTTTATTTCCTTCACGAATGTTAGCTAATGCTTGTTCTGAAAACAATTCAGTACCTTTTCTACCTCTTCTCTTTGAAGCAGACTTCTCTATTATTGCCGGATCTCGTTTTACACCCGTTAGTCTTTTACCAGTTGCTGCTCGTTGCAAAATACCCTGAGGTGATTCAAAAAACAGTTTTCTTTTGCGTATGCGTTCTTCTCTCCACGCTGGATCATTCCAGCATTCTTTTAATTTTTCTGCACGAGCAGCCAAACCTTCTTTACTAAGGTTTAACTTTCTACCGTAACTAGGATGATCTTTTCCTCTTATTGTTTTTAAATAGGCAACACGTTCCAATTTAACTAATTCAAATAACCTACTATTTACTTTATATCCTGGATGATTTTTTCCCGGCGTCATAATGCTCATTTGATTAAAAGCATGAACCATCTTCATATTTGCTATACCCTCAAATTGCATTTTCCAAAGTAATGCATGTGCAACGTAATGCTCTCTTGCTAAAAACTTAACTATATTTTCTTTTTTATCTGACCCACCTAAACTTTTAGGTATTATATGGTGCTTTTCAGTATAGGTGCTTTTTGGCAGATCCCTGTTTTTTGCAAAATCAACTAGTTTAGCATACCACCTTGCATATTTTTCATTTTGAGGTTTTGCCGGCCATACTATCATCAACTAACCTCTGTTCTTCCGTCACCTAGATCCTTAGCACGGACCACTCTCATGTCCGAGGCCATGGCACGGTTCTCCGGATCGGCCTGTTGTTGTTCATACAGTTCAAGTGCTACATTGCGACAGACTGTTTGGAACCAGCGATCCACAATGATTGTATCAGTATCGTCATCACGAATCTTATACCCTGCACGAATCAAGTTCAATACAAATTTGTCATTGAAATCAAGTTCAAACGCACCGCTGTTAATATCGTATGGATCAATCTCCATTTTTAAAATATTAACATAAGGTAAACCTAATTCTTCTGCCTTCTGCTTGTCTGAAACAGTAACAGGTTCTTTCTTTACTTTAGGTTTACGTGGTTTCTTTTCTTTAGTAGTCTTGGGTTCCTCTACTACTGGTTCTGGCTTCTTGCCAAATAATTTATCAAATAGTCCCATTTTTATATCTCTCAAATAATTTAAAGCTGGCAAGATTCTTTGCCTTTGATTCACACATTATATCAAAGTTATCAACAAATGTCAATGCCCAATCGTTCACAGCATCGTTCCAATAGTAGTCACTATGGGCACGTAGTTTCTGCTTACTATGTCCTTCATTAATCAACGCACCATGATCGGGTAATCGTGTTGTGGAATGTTCTCCGAGTATATCTTCGCGGCTAACACTGTAATGCATAGTAGGGCGCACGCCACGCCAACTATCAATAACCCGTTGTACAAGCGCATCATTAGGTTGAATGTATTCTCCCTCACGTATCCAATTATGGTGAATGTCCATGACCGTAGGTACGAGGTCAGATAATGATAAGCAGTCTGTAAGTCCATGTGTGTATTCCTCATTCTCTAGTGTAAGTGTGTTGCGGGCTTCGGGTGACAAACGATTGTATACATCACGAATGCCCTGTGGACCTTTACGACCACTGATGTGTACATTAACTTTGAAGTCTTGAAATGTCTTGCCATAGCCCATCCAACGAACCATGTCACAATGATATTCAAATTCTTCTATACTCTTATTTACTACTTCTTCACGGTCACTCGCTAAAACTACAAATTGGTCAGGGTGAAAGCTAAGACGAACATCATTAGCCCGTGCAGTTTCACCAATAGGTGCCATCCAATGTTCCAGTTTGTTTTGAATATCAGATTGTTGCCAGAATCCTTGCCAATCGGCGTGAGTATAAAAACTGAGCATATCACTAGTAAGACGAACCATACGTAGTTCGGGTTGTAGTGTTGCTACCTTTTTAACTAGATTGTGAGTATGCAGGATATTCTTTTTAGCAACTTCAATTACCTTTTCTTCTGCTACACTACGACTTTGACGATTAGCCCAAGCCATAGTAGTACCACCTGTGTTGAGTTCGGGGATGCTAGATATCTCACCCTTCTTGTTTATTTCACTAAATTTACAAGCAAAGCCGATGCGTTTGATAGATTGATTTGTCAAGGTAAAAGCCCAAAGTGATAAATAAGATATGTAGTGTAACATATTTACGCAATAAAGTCAACTATTTACGGACAAAAACATGAGATTTACCGAAATTATATCCGAAGCTGGTAGTCCAGCACAGCAAGCAGCAAAAGCCATTGCCATGAAGAAAGCTGGAAAGAAGCCAAAAAGTGTGGCGGAAGGCAATTATCAACATAACTATGGGCATGAATTCAAAGACTTCAAGGCAGAACTTGAAAAAAAACACGGTCAGGGTAACGTAAAAATCGTCGGCGATGGTAATGTAGCAGATGCGTATCACGTTAAAACTGGTAAGCATCTGGGATTCATTGACGGATCCCACGCAGAAGTTAATGAGCAAGGTGTGGCGGAAGGCTTGCCTGGTAGTTTAAGCCAGAGTGACTATACACCTGGACCACGCAGTATCAACTTACCATCAATGCCCACTAAAAAATTCTTCACTGATAAGAAACAGTGGATGCAAGCAGTTGATGATATCAATAGTTCAAAGTACGATGATAATTCTGAGTACACAGGGGAAACAGGTCGGTCTACAGTAACGATAGACGGACGTGAATGGGCAAGATGGAGTGACGCACAGCAAAAAGGTTACATTGATATGGGTTCAATGACAGAGGGCGAGAATTGGTCAAAGCACAATAATAAACGTGTAGGTGGGATGAGTAAGAAGTCTGTAAGTAGCTATCGCCGTAGTCATCCTGGTAGCAAAATTCAAACAGCAGTAACAACTAAACCAAGCAAACTTAAAAAAGGTAGTAAAGCTGCTGCCCGTCGTAAATCATTCTGTGCCAGAATGCGTGGAATGAAAAAACATCGTACTGGTGCAAAAACAGCACACGATCCAAATAGCAACATAAATAAAAGTCTACGTAGATGGCATTGCGAATCTATTGAAGAACTACACGAATTAGTAATGCTAGCTGAACAATTTATTAGGAACAATAAAAAATGAATTTCAAAGAACTATTAGAGGGCGCAGAGCCAAAGATGCCAGGAGCCCCTAGTGGTATATCAATTATGACACCTCAGCAATTTGTTGCTAAAGCTGGTGATTCAAAACCAGAAGAAGAATTAAAAGAATTCGCCCCATACGATCATAACGATAGTGACGATGATTTTGATGATGAAGGTGATGATGAATTAAGAAGTTTGTATGATACCAAATTTGAATTAGAAGCAGAATTGGATTATGCTGATGAGGAAGATAGAGAACATTTAGAATCAGAGTTAGAAGATGTTCATGCTAGAATACTAGAATTAAAACCAGATGCTATTCTTGAAGGACAAGAACACTTAGATAGAATTCGCAAACTATCTGGACTAGATGAAGCAACTAAACTACCAGCACAAACTCGTGATTTGGGCGGTCAAGAGTTTCAAGACTACATGAACCGGATCGTTGGTACACCTGATAAAGATAAAGCAGGCAATGTTAAAATAGATAAAAAGGGTAACGAAAAGTATGTGTCAGGTAAGACTAAGGGCGACAAATATAAGATGCCCTACATACATCGTAGCAGCGTAGTAACATACTTAAGTCCGGATGGTCAAACATATGATGAAGATGCGGTTAAGAAAACATTAGCAATTCGTCCTAAATCATTATTAAAGCAAAATGAAAAGATGAAGCATAGCAATGGTGAGTTTGAACAATTCTTCAACGTTGGGTTCGCTGCATTAGTGGGTATCGCACTAGATGAACAAACTAATAATCTAATCGTTGTTAATACTTGCCCTGGCGCTGGCTCTTGTAAAGTAGAATGCTTTGCTATGAAGGGCGGCAAGATACAATTCAAGGCAGCATGGCAAAGTGACGGACGTATATTGACATATCTATTGAATGATCCTGATGGATTCTTTAATCAATTAAGTAGTGAAATAGCTGCTGAGGCACAAGCAGCAGCCAAGGGTGATAAGAAATTCCCTAATGGCTGGCAAACAACAGTTCGTTGGCATGACGCCGGTGACTTCTTTAGTCCAGAATACTTAGACATGGCATTAAAGATGGCTGCTAAACACCCTGATGTTAAGTTCTATGCTTACACTAAGATGGCTGGAGCAGCATTAGCCAAGAAACCAGACAACTTTATTATCAATTGGAGCGAAGGTGCTAATACTGAGCAAGAGAAAAAAATAAAGGCGCAAGACCCTAAGTTAGATACAACAAAGAATAGTCGTATTGTTCCAGAGAAACTATTCTATGACTTGTTAGCTAAGGATGAGAAGGGTAACTTGAAAAAGACAGCAGACGGAGCATGGCAACCTGCTGATGAAGCCGCACTTAAAGAAATGAAACAACGTATTGCTACAGAATATGGAATCAGTGCTTCAAGTATTTTAAGTTATACTGAATATATGGCTAAGAGAAATTCAATACCAGCTGGTATGAAATACAATGTTATCGTTGCTCCGGGAGAAGGTGATGTTAGTGCTAACGATCCTGGTGTACTAAGTACACTATTGTTAAGACACTAAAATGAGAGCAAATGAGTTTATTACAGAGTCAATACTAGATGAAGCAGCTACTGCAATTGTCTATCATTATTCCGGAGTGTCTGCTGCTGTAAAAATTCTAACTACTGGGGTTTTTCAATTAAGTAGTGTCACTGGTAATAAAAGTGAAGAACAATATGCACCGCCAGGGTATCCTTACTTTCTAAGCACAACTCGTAGCAAAGTGGGAGACTATCACCGATTCACTGGTAGTAGTGCTGCTATGTTTGTAATTGATGGTAACTGGTTAAATAGGCATTATAAAACAAAAGCAGTTGATTATTGGGAACGTTCATGGCAACATAGTAACGGTACTCGCACAAGCGAAAGTGAAGATAGAGTATTTTCTAAAACTCCTGAAATTTCAATTGAAGGGGTGATTGCTGTACATGTTTTGCTCAAAGAGCAAAGCGAAAACCGTAGCCCCGAAGTTAGAACAATTTTGATTAGTGCTAAGAAGCAGGGCATATCAGCTTACTTATACAAAGATGAGAATGCATGGCGTTTACAAGATACACGCAAAGCAGTTACGCCCTCAGCAGCAGCATCAATACTTAAAGGACAGCAACCTAAAGGATATAGTCCAAGTAGACCACCAACAATGTATCTAGAACCCTGGCTAGAACTTATATATAAAAACAATAAAGCAGATTTGTCTCCTAGAGCAGAAAAATTACGATATGATTTAGTATACTATGGTAGCAGGCATCCCGATGAAGATAGTAATCTTGGTACAGACATGATTAATGCCCGTAAACCTAACTCAACTGATTACCCAACTGCGGTTAAGATTAATGATTATATGCGTAAGAATAAGTTTTCAAATACAGTAGCACTTAAAAATATGCTAGTTGATAAATGGGATAAAATCAAATCTTAAGTAGTTCTTCCAAAGAGTATAACTCTTTCATATAGGGTGACACATTATCTAATACAGATACTGCTAAGTCACCCTTTCTTCTTGGGCCTATTTTTGTAAGCAAATTAATATTAGGTATATTATTTACCTCTCTGAATATATTAATCATTTCAGCAACAGTATACCCTACACCGTGTCCCAAGCATTCTATCTGATTGCTTGGCTTCTCAATAGCACTACGTAATGCATCACAGATTTCATTCACATGAACGTAATCACGTACACAAGTTCCATCTCGTGTACCATAATCATTACCAAAGATGGTAAACTCACCTGTCTCTTTTGCTTTCAATAGATTATACATTAGTCCATCGGGGTTAGTTGGCTCAAACCCATCACTACCAATTACATTGTAGAATCTAAAGATAGTATAAGGTGTGGGTTTGTGTTGAGTATAGTATTCACGCACAACATCTTCCGCAGCACGTTTACTAATTCCATATGCACTTTCACAATCTTGTGCTGCGCCTGTACTAGCAAAGATAAAGTTCTTTGTCTTTATTTTATTAATAACATTCATTGTACCATTCAAGTTAGTGATGTAATATTGAATGGGCATTCTTTCACTTTCACTAACATTAACTAATGCTGCTAAATGAATTACTGCATCAAATTCCATATCAATATTAAACAACTTATTGATATTAAGTTGATAATGATCGGTTACGGGAAATTGTGATGGATTAATATCCAATCCATATATTTCATAATCTGTGCGTAGCATCTTACTAAGATGACTACCAATGTAACCACTGTTACCTGTTATTAATACTTTTTTCATTCAAAACTAAAAAGGCTTTCACCTTCTTCCTCTGGTTCAAACACTGGATCTTTGGTAAGATACGTATCATGGTCTGTATATATTATACGAAACTTGTGTTTATTTGTCAACACTGATTTGATATCATCAATGCATAACAATCTACGTTCTAACTGGATATTAAAACTACTCAATTTAATTGTAGTTTCTTCGCATATCTTTGCAGTATTACTATTAGATTTCTTACCGTCAAACTCATTGAAACAACTATTCCATTTGTGAAATACATCAGCTTCTGTTTGTTGCGTGTGTGTCAACGCACCCTTATCATAGTATAATTTAGCTATGCTATATTGTTCATATAGTGCTGTAACCAACGCAGCTATATTCTTCTTGTCAGTTCTATAGAAATAATCACTACTAAAGTTTTTAGTCCAGCGCATATCATCTAAACATACTGTGGGCATCTGTGTCATTTGCTCATAAAAAGCCATACCATAACTCTCAACCGTGCTAGGATTGAATGCAACTCTGCAACTAGTAATGAAGTCTACCTTTTCTTGTCCAATGATACTGACTCCAATCTTGTAATCAGTTATTCCCATTTTCTTAAAACGATCCTCAAACTTTTTTGCACCGTTTGCATTAGTCATAACTCGTGCGGGTAGTTTAGTTTGTTCAATCAAGTCTAGGTAAAGTTCTGGATTCTTACCTTCTTCCCATCTACCGATAAACAATACACCTTCACGTGGTTTATGATGTTCTTTTAATAACTCTTGTTCTGTGATTGGAATAGGCAAGTGATATGCATTAGTAAATTGTAACTGATTAAACTTACTCTGTGTGCCAATAGTAATGCCGTACAATTCCAATTGCTTACGCATCATATCATTAGTATTGTGTAAGAATGGATTCTTTGTGTCTTTAAAAATTTGACTTTCTAAATGAGTATATGCAATTATTTGTATAACATCTTCAAGACCCATTGTACTAGCAACCTGAACAGTTTCGTATGTATTGCATATCAATGCATCATATATATTATTTTCAAGTGCTTCTATGATACTGTTACGGAAGTTGGCCATACGTTCATAACAGAATGTATCACCGTACATAAATATACCGCTATGGTCCGTGTACTTTAATGATTCAAGTGGAGATATAACATTAGCTTTCAATGATTTAACAAAATCAGTATCTTGTGGTTCTTTATCAGTTATGATATCAACTTTGATGTTGTGACTATCCATTAACTCACAAAAACTTTTTGCAAATTGACCTATACCACCATGTGGTACTAATGTCTGATAGCTTACTAAGAAGCCTATTCTTTTGTTATAGGTCCGCATTCCATACCTCATCTACTTTAGGAACAGTAATCCATTCTGTAAATCCTGCTCTTTTAAGAAATCCACCTGTTCTAGGATTCTGTGAAGCATAGTCTGTTATTTCTGTTTCATACCGATATTGTAGTAATGTTTCAGGGCCATCTATTCCTGCTGTAGTAAGCCAACGCATTTCAAATCTCATATTAAATCCTTTAATCTTGCTATTAAATATTCATCTTTATCATACCAACGATGTTCGTACAACCAATCTGCAAACCCTGATTGATATCCTGCGGTAATGCAATATACATTCTCTAACCACATTATACGCTTTGATATATAGCATCGTCTAGGCAATAGGGTAAACTTTAATTTTCTACCCATAACACATCGTTTAAAATGATAATCACCGGCTGATTGCGTAGTCCAATCACTTGAGGGCATTATTCTCTATCCACTCTAGCATCTTCATTTGACCTATAGCACATGTATAGTACACCTACTATATACCCAAGTAAGAATCCCCAAACTAAATTCATCAGGTACCCCACTCGTTTTTGAACAACGGCACTTGTAATCTATCACTATAGCGCCAGCCTAAACGCATTGCTTCATTAGCAACATTTCTAGCATTCATATTATACAAACTTTCAACACCGCCGCAAGGCATCAAATATACATGTCCTCTAAAGCCACGCTTACTGTATTCATTAACTGCTTCTTGTGCTTCTTCTACGTCTTGTTTGTTTGCTACAACAAATTTAAGATATACATGACCCACTTGAGTATATTCATATACAACTTCAGGTCTTATTGCTTCTTCCCACTTTTCTCCGCTGATACTTAGTTTAGGACTGACGCTAAATGTTATTGCACCCATGCTACGACTGATACACCATTTATGTAAGTAGATTTTCAAATCTTGATGTAATTCTTGTGTACCGTTAGTTTCAAAAGTTAACTCTTGCAAACCACGCATGTTTTCATGTGAAAGCAAATCTACATAACTACGTTGCCAACCCAGCAATGGTTCGCCGCCTGTGATAACAAGATGCTCACTCAACCAACGATTGTGTGGTAGCATTTCCATAATGCTATCAACGATACTATCAGTTTCAAGTACAGGACTTAAATCTTTGAATCTTGGATCCCAACTTGCATAACTATCACAACCTGTGCTAACTAATGGTAGTTGTTTATAATCAGTATAGTAATGAACACGGGCAGCTATATCTTCTACTTCACGACTTAGTTCACCCTTAGGCATACCAAAGCCTGCGCATTTGAAGTTACATCCGAATGTACGTAGAAAGACTGAGGGGACACCCATGTATCTACCCTCACCCTGAATGCTATAGAATAGTTCTGCGATTTTTAATTTTGCCATGTTAATCCTGAAATTCGTTATCTTCCCTGTGCCCAACACGCATTGCCATGTTAGCATCAGTTTCTCTTACTTCTACTTTACTACACCAAACACGTTCTGCTTCACTAGCACCAAAGCTAGGCAATAGAATAGTGTTAATGTATTCGTATAAGAAATCACTAATACCCTCACAGCCAGTCTTTTCAACTTCTGTAATCTTTGCTAGCTTAAGTCTACCCAACTCAAGTAAATGTTCACGCATTGGGTCATCTTGTGCGACTAGTAATGTATGATCAAACCAATCTTCTAATACAGATTTTAGAGGCTTTAGTCCCCCAAAGTCTGTTACCCAATTACGGGCATCTAATGTATCAGCTTCAAATTCAAAATGAAATGAAAGTGCGTAGCCATGTATTAGATTGCAATGACTATCGGCACGCCATTGACGATAAGCTACTGGACCTATTTGTTTGTAAGTCTTTGTTGAAATATATTTTGCCATGATGTTCTCCTATGTTATTATAGCATAGGACGCAGAATTTATCAACCGGGATGATGTCCTGTAGACCGGCTCTGGGTAAATTAAAGATAATTGTACCCAGGTAAATTTTTCTTTATACGACTTCGTAAAGTATCATTTGTTATTTTTAGTGCTATGGCTGCATCCTTAACACAATCAAAAGTTCCAATAGGTGTTGATACTGATTTAGCCCTAGGATTTAATCCACCGTGCAACTGTGGTCTATTTTTGAACAGCAGTATATTTTCGGGCGTGTGCTTTTTACCATAAAATGAATTCAATGTTCCTTTTTTGCCAAACTGAGGATTTTTTTCTCCCTTCATACCAGGACTACCTACTGGCTTTCCGTCTCTTCCATTCTCGGGCCTTAGATTTGCCCACTCTTTAGATTCTACAATGTTGTTCTTCTCAGAGAATTTCAAAGCAAAATGTTCACATTCATCTTGATCTTCAAACTCCCAAACCTCTAATGTAATTATGTCTTTCCCGTGCATTTTCAAATGTCGGCGCCAATGTGTCCCTGAACCAATATAAACATTTGGATTTTTTTTGATAGTCATTCCAAAATATTTCAAGCCAGTTATTCTGTGTTGTTTTACATATAAATAAATTTTCATAGATTACCTCTATGATTATTTATCCCTAATTAGCGGGGTTGATGCCAAAAGACCGCTATATCTATTTACCTAAATTCATTTCTTTTCGGATATTTGTGGCACTAATTTGGGTGATATTTTCATCAAATGTTTCCTCACCTGATGTATATCCCACTCCGCGTCCCCAACCAATATGAACAATATTGGGTACAACTTGTATCTCATATTGTCCTTGAAAGATTGGATCTAAATCACGTTTGATAAACCCTTTAACTTGGTCAATAGCGAAAGGATTACTTCCTTGCCATCCTTGTACATCACGTACTTGAATAACAACTTGCCCAGTTTTTGCTATCAATCGTTCAAACAATGCACGATGTCCAGCATGCCATGGTTGCCAACGACCCAGCATTTGTACTGTTTCTTTCTTCCAATCAAATACTGGTCTACGGCGATTGTCTAGTATATGTTGCCCAATAAACTCTGCCCACTTGTCAGCGTTTTGTTCTGTTATACGGAAATCATATACTTCTGGTGGAATAAATGCTTTGTTAGTATCATCAAACCGACCTTGGTCAATAGTATCAACCCAGATAGTCCAATCAGCTTTGAAGTTATTACGCATCTCAACTAATGGTGCAACAAAGTCGCATATAACATAATCACTAGTACAATTTAATGCAAACTCAGCCATACGCAATGATTGACGAATACGACCTTCACGGCTGAAGTCCCAATCATTATATTTTTTACGAATCTCATCAGCATTAAACCAATCTACACTACACTTGTATGTAGTTGGCATATGTTCCATGTTAATAGCACGATCCATTGGAAAGTTTTTAATATTTGAATTTTCTTCAATATACTTTTTCAATGCTGTGGCTAAAAATGTTTTGCCTGCTCCCGGCAAACCCATAATAAGTATTTTCTTTGTCATTGTTTCACCTTATTTTGTTCTGCTTCTGATACACGTTTACGTAAACTGCTGCTACTGAAACTGTGGTCACGACTATTGAATACTAATTCTATCTTACGCTTCTCACAAATTGCTCGTCCAGTAAAGTCTTTCTCCATGTACTCAACCCCTAGTATACGTACATCTACTGGCAATGTCAACAGTATGTCTTCCAAATCTTTTTCAGTATTATAAACAACGATTTCATCTACAAAACGTACAGCACTTAAACTGATTTGTCGTTCTACAATACTTTGAATGGGTGCATTCTTATCTGGTCTATCCCATTGTGCATTGTTTTGTAATCCGGCAATAAGGTAATCGCAATGATTCTTAGCTTCACTAAGCATTGCGATATGTCCAGCGTGTAATATATCAAATTGCGAGAATACAATACCTATCTTAAGGCCTTGTAGTTTTAGTTCTTTAATTCTATTGAATATCATTTATTGCCCCGAGCCAATTGATAAAATTCTGCTCTTGCTGCTGGATCACTTTTGAATCCTCCACCTAGCTTACTTGTAACAGTACTAGAGCCAGTATCTTCTACGCCGCGACTTTTTACACAATAGTGTTGTGCATCAATCATAACCGCAACATCTTCTGTTTCCAGAATATATTGTAATGCGTGAAAGATTTGTTCAGTCAATCGTTCTTGGATTTGTGGACGCTTGCTAAAGTATTCTACAATACGATTGATTTTACTCAATCCGAGCACCTTTTGATTGGGAACATATGCGACAGTAGCAAGACCGTCAATGACTACAAAGTGATGTTCACAATTGCTTTGTACATTGATATTGCGTTCACATACCATTTCGTTGTACTTCATTTTGTTATCAACTGCGGTACATTTAGGGAATGCTTCATAATCTAGTCCCCAAAAGATTTCGTTGACATACATCTTTGCCACACGCTTTGGTGTATCCATAAGACTATCATCACTTAGGTCAAGCCCCATTGTTTCCATGATAGATTTGAAATGACCTTCAATGATGTGAATTTTGTCTGTACGAATTAGTTTATTTGGAATAGTAGGAGTTTCAACTCCCATCTTAACCAAATGTTCGTGTACTTGTTGACCCAACTCTGGATCTGTTTTTGTTTTATTGTAACTCATAGATAACCTTCCTTTGTGATGGTTTGTGTTTTGAAATGTAAGCAACCGTTGTGCTGCTTACATATTTATTTATCACTTTGATTTTGCTTTTGATTTTTTTGCTGGCTTAACGCTAGCAATTGCTTCATTAACTTCCCGCAATAGGGCTTCATCGTCCCAAACTAATTCAGTTTTACCATTCGGAAATGTTGTAACTGTTAAGTGATTACCTTTAACGATCTTTACTACATCTTGTCCTGTAGCATCGATAGTTTCTGTTTTCTTTTTGCGGGTTGCCATGATTAAGCCTTAGCTTCTTTACGTGCTGCTTTCTCAGCAGTAATTTCGTTACGGCGAGCCTTAACTGCTTTAGCTAGTTCACCCAATGCTTTACGGGCACGAGTTCCTGCTGCTGCATTACCTTTTTCAAACTTTTCATGTTCGGCTTCGTATGCTGCCAATTGTGTTTTAATATCATTATGTGCGTTCATTTTATTTTCCTTTTAAAAATTTATTTAGCTGGGGTCGCCTTGACCCACAATATTATCATCTTCATCTAACAACTCTAGAGGACCTTCAAGTATGTAATCAGTGTCATCACAACTCCAACCCAATTCTTCTAGCCCTTCATAGAATTCTTCATCCCATGCTTCTGTTATTTTCTCTTGTTCTTCTTCACTCATATCATCAGGGAATTCCCAATCAGCATAACAACCATCATCTAGATGTTCAAGTTCCCATTCATAATCATCGCTACCAATCTGATAACCATCCTCATTGACTAAATCAATTTCAGGTTGTGTATCACTTTCGCAATAGAATATCCCCCAACGATAGCCCTCAGTACGGATAATTTCTTTACCGTCTTTGTACCAATGTTGTTTTTCAATTGCACTCTTTTTATGTTGAGTTTTTAATGTCCATGTTGTCATTTTATTCTTCCTCAGTTAATAAATCGTTGATGTTCTCGGCAATACTCAATGCCCACTCGTAGTTGTTATCCCATGCTTCATCATATTCAGGTGTATGATCATCGGCATCAATGAAGCCTTCAATCGCATAAGCAAAACGTGTAGCAAAGTTTTCTTCATTAATATGAGTACTACCTTCATTCCACACATCTTCCATGGTCATGATTTCACGTATCATATCAACATCGCTGCTGCCATCAATGCATTCTTCAATTTCTTCATCTGTTAAGTCTGTTGGAATTCTTGACATATCAGTATTTGCTTTCTCTAGTATATTTACGATAGTCTACACCCATTCGTAGCATAGACTCACCCTTGCCTTCAAGTATATCACAGATTCTATCTACTGTGCTATCGTTTCGGTCACTTATCTTTCCCATGTTCTTATGAGGCTCTTGTAATAGCCGACGCAACTTACCAATAGCATTATCAATAGACCAAGGAATATACAAACGGTCAGGATCGTTAGCGAAAGTTTCAGGGAAGCTGCGATAAGCAGGATAGAGAACATTACATCCGAGAGCATCAGCCTCACTGACGGTGTTTGATACCCAGTCCTGTAACGCACAGTTAAATACAACCCGACTATCATTAACAATGTTGTAGTATTCATTCTTTTCTAGATCCTCATAGACTTTCAACAACCCGCGTGATTGCATGTCACGAGTGCGTTGCATATAGCTTTCGCTATTTGATTTAAGTTTACCACCACTACATACACAGAATTCAACATCGTTGTATGGTTTTTCTCTGTGCCATTGTTCAATGAGATCCATATAGAAATCAGGTTGTTTTTCCTGATCCCATCGTGCAGAAAATACTACACGCTTCTTGCGTTCATTAAATGGCTTGATACTTGCTACACGATTTTGTACTTCACTCTTACCAAATGCTAACCCACTGATATTGTAAATTGGAGCCTTCCAACCTGCAATTTTCATATGCATTACCATTTCTTCATTAGTTGCGAGTACTCCATCCACAAATGAGTCAACCATCTTTTCATAGTGACCCATGAAATCCTGCATACCCCATACATGTACAAAATCATCAGGATCAATGGACTGAGCAAGACAGCGAACATAAATCTGAGGCCTGTGAACAGGATCAATTTGCTTAAGAATATACGGAAGACTTTCGATTCCGGGCTGAAACATGTCCTCAAAGTAGACAACATCTTCATTGTTTAATTCTCCTTGTTTCATCATACGAATTAAATTCATTAGCTGTGACATACCAAAGTATGTACGACCATGAGCATCTAATACTTGACCTGTTACAATTGCTTGGTCGTTACTTAGTGTTTCACCAGGCACAATAATATAGTTAATGCCGCGCCGATCAAACACAGTAGTATTCCAGTCTTGTAACTGTAGAGTATACCTTGCTTTGTAGGGTTCAAGACCCATGTAATAGAGTTTTCTCATTTTATAAAATTATCTATAAAGTTGTTATGATTTTCATAATTCATTTTTGGATACAGATTGAAAGCCATTACTAATCTACGACCATTTACATCAGTCATTGGACTAACTTTGTGTCTTAATGTTCCGGGAAATATTATTAATTTACCAGTTTCAGGTGTTATCTTAGTTTGACTAAACCAAATGTCTGAAGCACAAAATGTATCCATATAACATATTGCGCCAAAGCTAATTGGATTATGATCATGTTCCTTATGAAAACTTGTTATTTTGTAATCAATTATCCAAGACTCTTTTATTTCTAAATTGACAGTTATCATCTTTGAGCCTGAATCTACTAGTTTAGTAGCCTTTTGCTCTATGTTTGATATTAAATCATTAAAGTTATCGGTCCTATATTGTACTAGATAATCCGAATGCCACCAATTCCCGCCATTCCAAACCCCATCATTGTTATAATGATTTTTAGGATATTGTTCTTTATATTCATTGATATAATTAACTAATGTAGGGAAATTAAATTCTGACAGTAAGTTATATTCATAAACTGCCAAATCAGAATTATTGATGGTATGCTTAATCATAACACTTAATTATGGACGAGCGTTTTCCTGCCATTGATCTTTAGCAAATTTGCCTGTAGCAAATTTAGTATACTGACGATATACATAACTCCGTTGATCGTAGAGTTCTGATTCATTGTACTTATAACCAAAATCCACACAGAATTCTAAGTATTTCTCTAGGTCCTCAAAGATTTGAGTAACACGTGGGTTTGATTGAAAAGTTTGTTTTGCCATTTTATATTTCCTTTAAATAGCGAGGTTACGATAAGGTTGAGTTCTATTATAAGAAATCGTAGCACCATTCTCATCATCTTCAGAGACTTTGATTTTGATATTACGACTTGGATACCGAGTTGCGATAACCTCATAAAGGTCATCACTAATCATTTCACAACTTTTGTAATCCAATGCAAGAATGCCTTGAGAATATTGATTCTCTAACCATCGTTTGAATTGAATAAACTCAATATCACGGTCGTTGTGAAATACTTCAATCGTCACTTCAAAATGAAATATGTGACGATGTGGAGTTGCTAGAAAGCTAACATCATACTCATCACCTGTTGCCAAGTTAGGGTCTGTTGCTGCTGCGGGGTATTTATGAATACCTTCTTTTTGAAATCTTACAAAGATTGTACGAAATGCTTTATCTTTAATGCGCTGACGTTTTTCAATATCAGCTTGTTCTTTTTGGTTCATTATCTATCATCCTCAAAATTAACACTTTCGTGGTCTTCATCCCATTGAAGTTTTGTATATCTTCTTATCTCAGAGTATACATCATTTCTATCTATCAGCATAGCTTTAAGGGCGTCTTTGTTAAAGTTACTGTCCTTTTCTACCTTCAAGATTTCCTTGTCAAGGTCTATGGCCCTTCGTTGTAATTTTGCAATTTGTTGTCTGTACATATTATTACTCCAAAACTAATGACATAGCTTCATCGCTATCTTCTATTTCTTCAATCGGTTCTTCTTCTACGGTAAACAATTCATCAAACATACTCATAGCATTTTCAGTTTTCTTACCGCTAATACCTTGACTACCTGATTGAAATTGTTTCCAGTAACTACTATGATAATCAATCAAATCTAACGATTCTTGTTTTGTTTTCTTGCTAAAGATTTCATCAACAATGTTACCAAAGAAGTTATCACCTTCAAACTTATGTACCAACATCTTTGGAACTACACCTGTTTCATATTGACGATTAGCTTCTTGAACTGCATTCATATGCATCCATACATTATGACTTTGTAATAAGGTATAGCTTAGTGTATCCCAACTTGTTTTTGTTTCTTTACCATGCTGACCCAAGAATCCTACACCACGATAACATAAGTCTTTCATAACTAATGCATCAGTTACTGGGCTATCAGTAAATGATTTATGTACACCATCAGCCAATACAGCATCACGGTATTTGCGATTGTCATTAGCATAACTTTTCTTTTCAGCAGTCTTTTCCATTTGATAAGACCATTTCTTGTTATGCTCAATAGTTGTATTGAAATAAGCAAGACCCTTAGCAGCACTAAAGAATGGGCTAGCACAGTCAAATGTAATCTGAAGGCTTGGGTTATGATACTTACGTACCGCTTTCTGTATGTCTGTAAACAACACAGCATACTCTAAAATACTTGTACCCAAGCAATGAATCAAATCATGTTTGCCCTCACGTAGTAATCCATCATGGATGATACCAACCAATCTACGCAATGTCAAATGAATGTCAATCTTGTTTTGTCCACCGAATGCCCAACCATTAAAATGATTGTCTGGATAGATGTTTGGATCACAATACTTTTTCATTTCTTCATACCAATCATCTGATTGAGTATGATTGCGACCCTGCAACACATTTAAGAACTTACATTTCCCTGAGCGATTATTTATAAAGTATTCGTTATTAATATGTGTGGCAGATATTGCTTCTTCAATTGTACTGATACCATGCAAACTATTACCATTCTTATCTTTCATACCAAACGTAGTTAATGATTGACTTGGGATATCTAAACACATACCATAATCCATGTATGTGTCCATCCACTTCAATACTGCTTTACGTTTAATCATAGCACGAGGACAGTTGGGATCCTTCCAATCAGCTGGCCATTGACCTTTTAGAATCTGAAAACCACCACTATCACCCAACATGAATGTACCTTCTTCACGTTCACGTATGATAGATTCACTTGGATCATCAACCGTTGTATCTAAGTTAGCGTGACCAGCAGAGTACAATCCCCACTTGTAATAGTAAAGACCTTCTTTGCTATTAAGAAAGTTTAGTTTCTCCACATCACCATTAAAACTAGCAGGGATACGTGCAGCATCAAAGTATTGTTCACCTTTGCGTTGCTTACCCAAGCCAGCAATATAAAAACTACTGACTGCGGGTAAAAACAATGCCCACTCTGGCTTATGCTTTTGTGATAGATTATCTTGTTTCAACTGATTCTTCTTTCTTAATCAAGGTCCTGACAATACTTATTTGTTCTTGCTTTTGCTTGATGGTGTTCAATAAATCTCTGACAGTGGGATTAGTTGATGCTAGTACTTCCAAATCAAGTTCTTCTTGACGCTTTTGTTTAGCCCAATCAAGCAATGATTCTGCTTCAGCATTTAGACCTACATTAACGTGTCCCATCTGTAATGTCATCCAAGATGAACCATCATATACTTCTATACCCTGATTAACTGTGTTGAATCTCATATTACCAAGGCCCTGTGCTCCAGTATAGTTATTAACGTAATTGGTAGCAGGACCACCACTTACATTTATGTACTTACCGGAACTAGCAATGTACTTGATCATTTCTTGTTCGCTGGCAATAAGTAAACATATGTTGCGATACCACTATTAACTGTGATTTCAGTCGCACCCTGTTCACTAATCTTAACTGTCTTGTCACCAACTAGATCCATGATAGATAAGAATTCTTTAACGGGCCACTTATGTGTACCAGCTAGTGTGCCAGTAACTGGAGTGTTGAATACAAAGTTACCACTGTGTGTTGAAGCATCACCAAAGAATACTTTCAAATCACTACCATCAGTTTTGAACACGAAATGTTCTTCTTCGCTATTTGCTTGTGCTTGCTTCTTAAGACGTTGAATACCAGCAATTGTTGGCTCAAATTCAACATTCCACTTAGCACCCTTAAATGATACACTCTTAACCTTTTCATCAACTACGCTTTTAAGCATAAGACGATAATCGTTAATGAAGTCACCAGTCTTTGTTTCAAAGTGAATAGTAGATGGAACATCTACACCATCACGTTGAGTACGAACAACATTGATTTTAGATGTGTCATCATACTCATCAAACCCAATAATTGTTTTGAGTTTGTTTAAGTTAGGCATACCGAATACACCGATGAAGTCGGCGATTGGGTCTTTGAATGTACCACTGATGATAACACTTTTGTTTTCTGCTACTGCATTGATTGCCGTTACAGTATCTGTACCAGTGACCTTAATAAGTTCAATAGTGCCAAGACCAAGAGTATGGTCAATTAAGTCTTTTAAATAATCTTTCATTTTGTTTCCTTTGTTTAAAATATTTAGGAGTTCCTATCACGTATTATAGTGGAATATATTGCGATAGTCAACACCAGTTTAACCGAATGTGAATAAGTCATCAAATGTTGAGTTAACATCAGTATTACTTCTGATATCCCAATCTAATACGCCAAGTAAGTTGTCAATCTTTTCATCTACTAAGGTTGATTCCATTAATAAATCATCAAACGGTAATTCCTTGAACCATTGTGGTAAACGTAATTCATCAACTGGGTATGCAATACTAGTGAAGCCCAATGCGTTATCTTTGAGTTTACAAACAACAATTTTCATACCATCTATAATCTTCTGGCTATAGTTATCACCATACACTCTGCGTAGATAGTTCCAGTTAATTGCTGCACGGGCATGACCCACACCACACTTACCAGTCTTTTCAAATTCAATAGTATGCTTAGTTAAGTTATTAACACTCTTTGGGCTACCCTTTGTCCAACTATCTTGTTCAGACAGGTTAGTTTTGAATTCTTTAACCATTTCAATAACTTTATCACGTTGCTCACCAGCAAGGACCTTAGTAAGTACATCCATTAAGAATTCTTGTATATACTTAGGAGTATCAGCACGTTTCAAGTCAAGACCCATTGCTTTGATATCACCATTTTTTCCGTTTACATCTTTACGCTTACCCTCTTTATCAAAGATATTAATAGCATAGCGTTTCTTTGTGATAAAGATAGCACGATCACCAATCAATTCACGACCAGCTTTAATGATTTCACCATTCTTTCTTGGAGCATGAAATGCACGTTCCATAAATGCAGGAAAACTTTCATTAGCTTGGTCAGCAATACCGTCATACAATGTGATGCAGTTTTCTTTATCCCATTTAATATCACCATTCGCTATTTGCGAATTGAGAATAGGATAAGCAGTAAAGTAACATGAGTCAGTATCACCATATACAATCGCAGGACCTTCATGGTTATAATCACCAGTAACTGTTTCATTGATGGTACTCATCATATGTTTAACAATCTGACGACCACTTAATGTAACACTTTGACCGATACGTTTGTCATAGAATCTGCAATGTTCATTCAATAGTGCGCCATACGCTGAGTTCAACAAAATCTTACGAACAAGCTGACGCTTATCCCAGTATTCACGATCCTCATTCGTAGTAGATTCTTTAAGTTTCTTCTGCATTACTTTACGATCACTATACCAACGTGAGAGTAATCCAGGAACTACGCCCTCTTTCTCATAAGTAAAGATTGTACCATTAGCAGAAAGCATCCATGGACGATTGCTATCAAAGATCATCTTCCAGATTTCAGCAGCACTATATTCCTCACTACGACCATCTTCGTAATCTATAGTAAGAATTGTGCCACGTTCTTGGTTCATAATTGATGTGTATTCTAATACACCAAACAAGTTCTCCCATAGAATAGCACCAGTAACGTCATCGTCACCTTCTTTGAAACGCTTTTTAAGGCTAGCAAGTTGCTTACCTTTGTCAAGCATATACTTGTCAGTTAATGTTTGCCTGACTTGACCGACGATGGTTTCTCCTGCCATGTTAAGGGCACGAATAACCGAGGGATAGAGCGAGTTGATGTCAACTGCTCCAACGTATTCGTGCATACCTCTTTTCGGCGTAGCAACGAAGGCACCTGCTGCCGGTTGTGTTTCTTCCGCATTCTCATTCCTTCTCTTTTTATCTGGCACTACTAATCCACGTTCGTGGGCTTCATTAAAAATCGCCATCTCAATCATTGCTACAGAACCCATGACTGTTGGAAGCAGTACAGTGTTCTCATGCGCTAATTGATTGGCAAGTTCTAAAAACTTTAGTTTGTTGTGAATCTTCACTAACAACATGGTATCTTGGCGATTGTATTCAATAAACTTTTTAAAGTCTTTGTTATACAACTGATCCAGAGTACCTTCATATTGAGTTTTGTTCTCGCCTACTTCCATCTCACCAATAGCATCTAACTTATATGAATGTCGTGATTCATAGTTATATTTCTTGTAGAGTTGTAAGTAGTCCAAGTGAATACGACCTACTAAGTCGTATGTAGTTTCACTTTTGCCAAATCTTTCGTATTCCCTAGCCTTAGGAAGTTGACCCATCAAGCAAAACTTGCGTGTGTCATCCTTACTCATTACTCGTGTGACACGATTAACCATGTAAGGTATGTCGTATCCTTCACTGTTCCAGCCAGTCATTACATCAGCATCTTCAATGAGTTGAAAGAAAACATCAAACATATCCTTCTCATTTGTAAAAAGCATACAGTTATCAAACTCATTACAAATCTCTTGTGCTGTTTCAGGTGACATATGCTTGGGGGCAATGACCAATGTAACCAATGTATCTTGCCAATCTAAATACAATGAGATAGCAGTTACTGGGTTGAATGGATCAGTTGTAGGACTGAACCCCTTCTCAGGATCAAAGTCTACCTCAATGTCAAAGAAACAAGTATGAAGTTTAGGAACATCTGCCTTAAGATAATTTTCACTAAGGCAGCGAAACACTACTGGCACATCGCTTTCAAATAATTTCTTACCTGAATGGATGCGTCTTTCTTTTTCAAACTCTTGTCGTTTGCGTGTACTGAAACGATTTACAGGGTCACCATATATACTGCGATACTTGCCCTTATGATCGGGATAGTAGAGTACATAGTTTGTGGGATATTCTTTGTATTGACGCTTTCCGTTCTGGTCCCGTTCTACAACGTAGATACGATCCTCATCCCTGCTATGAATAGCATCAACGTAACTCAAAGTGTTTTACCCACAGTTTCCAAGATAGTGTTTAGTTCTTCGTGGTCAGCGTTTGTTTGACCAAGACTTGCTTTGTGTGCGACAGTAATTGCCTTCTTAAGAATGCCTGGCTTTACTTCCAGTTCTTCTGCGATAGCTTTCACAGTATCACTTAGCCCCTCACGTAGAGTATCAATCTCGTGTAGGACTACCATGCCCTCGTTGATAAGTTGAGTCAACTTAATCTTTTGCTCTCCGGTAAACATTTTACTACTCATAGTTTCTCCTTGTTAAAGTAATTAGTATACATGCCTTGTGTAGAAAAGTCAAACATTTTACTGCTTTTCTACAATCTTTTTAACCACAGTGTGCAGTCCTGGGTTAATATGTAATGCGTGTGGCATCAAATGTGTTCTTACATAGTTACGCATATATTTTGTGTCATCGTTACTATTGTCGTGACACCAATCAATAGATTTACGTTCGCACCAGCTTTTGAATTCACTTTTGTTTGTTGTTAGAAACGGACGTACAACATTGTTTCTTTTTGATGGGATAACTTTTGGTTGTCCGTGAAGTGATGACCAAACATATGTTTCCACACAGTCATCTAAATGATGACCGGTGACAATTAGTCCTAGTGTGTCACCAATACTATCTAAGAATTCATAGCGTTCATTACGCCAATGTTCTTCTGTGCTGAGTTCTTTGGGTTTAATATTCTTAATCATTCCAATCATAAGTGGAAGATTGCGTTCAGTGCAGAAGTGTGCAACAAATTCTAATGCACGTTCGCTATTCTCTGTTCCGTGATGAAAGAAAGCACAAGTTACATTGTGTTTTTGAGAAAGGAAGTCTGTGATAGCAACAGAGTCAACGCCGCCACTAAGTGCGACAACAATATCTTTTGGCAATGGAAAGAGTAGTTTAAGCATCTATGCATTATAGCATAGAATACTTTTTATTGAAAGATTTCTGGATGATCTTTGCCAAATACTTTCATGTATTTGCCCGCACCCATATCTGCTAGCATTTCAATTGGGCTACCAGGATAACTGTCACCCGGTTTAATCATACCCAATTCTCCTTGACGGACATGAACCAATTCATGAAAAACAGTACGCATAATATCAACCATATTACGATTAGCAACGTATACCCAAACACTGTTATCGTTTTCTGAATGACGACCAGTATGATGTCCTTCTTGTGCTTCTTCAGTATCGTAACTAAATTCAAATTTGGGAGTAGATTGTAAATTAAGTTTTTGACTTGCCCACTTAATAAATTTCTGCATTATTGGGTTATCTTCCAAGAAGTCTGGTTCACTATCTTGTTCATCTAATTTACCTTTAACCCATTCATCAGGTGATTTTTTGAATTTATGTACAAACAAGTCATGTAATGCTTTGCCAGTAATACGATGTTTACTAGCAATATCCTGCATTAATTTGTCAATAGTATCGTAGTCATGTTTAGCCAATGACGGCAAACGTTTTGCTAATTCAATTGCAGCGGATTCAATAATGATGTGTTCAGTAAGCATTATGTATTTATCAAATATGCTCACTTTATAGTCCACGGTAGCGAATCGTTTTCTAAACCCAGCAGCCGGGTCACACGGTCCTAAGGTAGGTGTGTTCTTACCAAGAACTTTCTTTAAGTTCCATGGTGTGTGTATCAAATCTTTTTAATCGTGCTAAGAATTCATTAGATTCTTCTGATACTATTCCAGTTAGTTGTAGTATGATTCTATCAGAAGCACCTGCATTTGCGCTAGCATAAGAAGTTTTGTGCCAATCAACACTATATACATCTCCTGCACTCCATCCAGTATGAATGTCTTTGTCAAAGCAATAGAAATGCCCTGGTTCCCAATCTGTTAAATGAATACAGATTCTTTTAATAGTAAAGGGATTATCTAAATTATAATGTTCTAAATTGTCTTTAATGAAAGGGGTTACTTTATTTGGTTTTTGTATATCCAAATTAATATTACAATCTCTAAGTTTGAATAGATTGCTTATTTGTTGAAGTAAAGTATCATTGATATTACTCCAATCACCCACGAGTTTGCCTAATTTTGTGATGTTCATACTGATATTTAGTATGATATATTGGTGTTAATATTAATCATCATCCTTACCACATTTGGCTCTCTTAGCTTGTGTAAGAGCACCAAAGTCAACTGGCCATTCTTGGCCTGGAGACAATTCTTTAGCACCTTGGGGAAATCCAAAATGCACACCTGCTGCTTGTTGAATCTGTGCTACAGATAATCTAAACTTAGTTAAGTCATTACCCAAGTTAGGATAAGGAGCAACGTGGGGGAATGCCCATCCTGCTATTTCTTTGGTTTGATTATTGATAACAATTTTATAATAACCATGCGGAACAACAACACCGTTGCCGATTTTCTTATCTTGTGCATTATATACTCCACCAACATAAACTGTGTATGGTTGATTACGCTGAACTGCCCAACCACGCACACTTGTTTCTAATAGTTTCCATATGCCACGATTCAATGAACCAGCTTGTGGGGCCATGTTAGTCATTAAGAATGATTCAAACTCAACTTGAACATCCCATGATAGATCACCGTCCGGACTCATATGTCCTTTATCGTAACCTGTACCAGCATAATCATCTGGCTTAGGACCGTTTGATATTGATTGATCAGCAGCAAAAGCATTAGTTCTACCCACGCATCCTAGTGCGTTTTGCGGCATTAATTCATATGTTACATACTTTGGTAATTTTGCAATAGGATCATATCCAACTAGATATGCTTGACGGCAAATGGGCTGTACTGCTATTGCCGTTTGGGGGAATCCGTATGGGGCGTGTACTTGACATTGTTGAGGTGGATTTGGTGCTCGTTGTGTCCAAGCGGATGAGGCAAAAGATGTTGCCATTAACAACAATGCTAATAATTTTTTCATGTTTAACTTACTTTAAATAATTTTGAATATTCTGCAAAATTTTGTTGTCTATCTTTTAATCCCTGTAAAGCTGGATTAATCTTATGTGTTACTGTTTTTGTATCTGCAAAGTTTGTAATATTTTTAGTTTTATTTTGCCAAAACCATACAGCAATCTTTGCAGCATTTGCAGGATCAGCCGCTAGCTGTGGTTTATTTACCAAATCAAGTCCTAATGCTTGTCCTGCCATGCGATAGTTATCACGCCCAGTTAATTGAATATAAC